GCCATTATTGCTAGACCGGAACTTATAGAAGCATCGTGTTTTGTTCTGTTGTTTATATCAAATCTTGACCAATCTTCTAATGTTTTTTGAAAATACATATCACCGTATTTTTCACCTAAATTACCCACATAAGTTTCTATATAAGACTCTATAGCTGCGGCATGCGCTTGTTTTATATCTTGACTAGAATTAGGTATACCACCTATTTCTTTCTCTGTAACTGACAATTTCATATACACCTTATCTGGTCTGTTCATAGAATAACCTCTATAACCTCTTCTTTTAAAATGATATAATAATCTTGGTTTGTTATTTTCAGCTAATATTGGCATACCATAAAATACACAAGCCATTAGTACATCTTCAAAAAATATTTCAGCTGTTTGAGGTCTAGCTATGTATTCTAAAAAAAACATACTATTAGGTGCGTCTTCCATTGAAAATTTAGTTAAACCATGTAGAGAACCATTTGATCCTCTAGAGTCTACTGTACCAGATATATCATATGGATCACATCCAAAAGCACCAATGTGCTCATTACCTGGATATTTAATTCCGTTTTTATTTATTACTATATTTTGTAATCTTACAGGAGGTACCCATGATATGTTAAATCTTCCATTTTTATTAGGAACAAATAAAACTTTACTATCTTTAACTCCGTTTTGCCATTGAAAAGATCCTTTTGTAACGAGCATATCATTTTTAAAATCTTGATTAAAATCTATTTGCTCATATATCTTTGTTAAATTAAATAAAGATTGTTTTGCTTCGTCTCTAAAAGCATGTTGTTCAGTTCTTGGAAATTGTCTATAAAATTCATTTAAAGCATCTTGATCTTTTTTTAACCCATCAACTTCATTTTGCCAATACTCTAATACACCTATTTTTATTTTTCTTCCATGCGGACCTTTCGTATTTTCACTTGGAGTTTCGAAGACAGGTAAGCCATAAGAATCAATGTAGCCTTCGTAGTTCCATTCCATAGGTATGAACAAAGAATATAATCCTGAGCGAGTCTCTCCATTGGCGTTTCTTTCTCTGACGTCTGAATCATTATATAGTTTTTTAAAATTACTACCTCCTTTATCCAATGCGTTTGATGTTGATCCCATCATGCATTTCCCTATAATTCTACCACCTAATCTTAAACATGTTTTTGTAACTCTCCAGTTGTTTAATATATTATTAGGTTTTTCCCACTTACCACTTTCATCGTGTACAAGTAGTTTTAGTTTTTCACCATCATAAGAGTTATCACCAGTGTTTTTCCAATCTATTGTCGTGTCGAGCCCGTCAAGTTCTTGAACTTTTTGGTTTGTTTCAAGTTTTCTTCTTGTGTATTTTGTCGCTGGTACTCTATAGGCGAGTTCTGTTTTGGGCCTGTCCATACCGTCCTGTATGGGTTTGAAAAAGAACGGGTAGTTGACGGATATAGGTACGACCTTGTCTGTGAACATTTTCTTAGCATCGGGGCCAGACTTAGACAAGATACCGTACCGTGCATCTGACGTAATTGTCGCCATATTAACGGTCTCTGCTGAAGACATAAAAGAAAATCCGGAACGTCTGTTTTTAAGATAACACATTCCATAACATCGTGAGTCTGCTTTGCAAGCTTCCCAGAAAATGTAGAATAATCTATTTGATTCCCTAAAGTCTGGCTGCCCAACGTCAATTTTGCTCCACTGCAAGTACATAAAGTGAGTACCAGTAATGTAAGTAGCCAAGCCCTTATTATAGAACCAAAAGCCTTGTTCTCTTTTATTAAATTCATTATCAATGTAATCATACCATTTTTCTTTAAAATCTAAAGGATATTGCTCCCAATCAAAAACTGATTTTATTTTTTTTAACTCTTTTGGATATTCAGTATATTCCCACGTGTTAGAATCAAAAGAATAAACATTGTTAGCTTTAGGTAAAGCAATTTTTAGATTTTGTATTTCATATATTTCTCCAACAGTACCGTCTTTACTTATAACTACGATATCGTGTTCATCATTATAACCATATTCCCATTTTTTATATCTATTCATTCTTTTGAGAACTTTAGGTTTAATATGGTTTTTTAAAACTTTATATAAACTTTGCTCGTACATTACTTAGCTCTTCCTTCTGCAAAACCACTAAAAGATTTTTCTTCTTTTATTTCTTTTGGTTTTTCATTTAACAAGTTCTCTTCTTCTTCAATGCGACTTAAAATTTCAAAAGCATCAAATATAGCTAATTTTTTAGTTGCAGCTGCGTTTTTTAAACGATCAGCAGATATATCATCATCTGAATCAACAATAGCTTCTTTAGCTACTTTTATTAATTCTTCAACTGCTTTTTGACCAGCTTGGATTATATTCTTCTTCGTCTCCTTTGTATTCATATTTAATTACAATATCATTTGATTTCATGCAGTATAGTCTTTTATTTTCAACTAAAAATTCCCATTCACCATCCGGCGTGTAACCAACAAGGTCTCCCTCGTTTATTTCTAGCGACTCTAAGGACTTATTTCCATATTTTAATATACCAATAAGCTTTTGTTCTTTATCATTCACTAGATGATTATTATTTTTTATTGGTTGTATAAAGCATCTTTCACCAAAAGAGTTATAACCACTTTTATTTTTGTATAAATAAATTTGGTCTATTGAGCAAAAATACAAATCATCTTTAAAGTAAGATCTTGATTTTTTCTTTTTGCCTTTCATGTCATAAAATGTTCTAAAAACATTTTGATGAACAATCACTGTATCACCTTTTTGTATTAGCGTTTTAAATGCTTTAGGTGTTTCTATTACTTTTGCAAACCTGTTTACAAACTTCCAACTTTCAATTTTACTATTTAATATTAACTTTTTTTTGTCAACATTAATTTCATTGTTGTAGGTTTCGCCTATAGGTTTTACAATAAAATCATATAGACTTTTCATTAGTATTCTAAATCATACTCAACGGATATAGCCATGTTAGAATTAAACTTCTTCCATGGCAATACCTCGTTGTTCTTTTTTATATGTATGTTGTAAGAATTATCAAATTCATCTAGCAATATGTGTGATATTTCATGACCACCATAAACTATTTGCCCAACAGAATAATGCATTGCGTCATTTTTATAATCAGAGCCAATGCTTATTTTTCTTATATTACTTGGCATTTTGTTTTTCTATTGGAGTTATAACACCTGTCGATAAATCTATATTAACAGAACCATATTCATCTTCTAGTTCTTTTTTAGTAGATTCAATTTCATCACTGAGTATTTTTACTCTAGAGTGTAAATTCATTTTTTGAACATCTAAAATACCTAAACTTTTAAGCATTTCACTTATGTCAGATTGCTGCTTGTTTAATAATTCTAATTGTTCTTTTTTAATTTTTTTAGCTTTTTTTGCCATAATTTAATTTAATTTAATTTAAAAACTATAGGTTTTCTATACTTTATTTTCCTGCTACCAAGTCTGTTGCTGTTGTAGCATTAGACAAAACGTAGTCAACAACCACAGGAAACCACTCTCCTTGCGGTACATTTTTAAACGTAATTGCTTGAGCTAAACCAGGTAAACCAGAATTATTAGATCCAACAGATCCAGCAGGTATAACTTGAAGATCAGCGCTAGAGCTTGTACCTACGTATATAATTGATCCATTTAATGAATCTGCTGCGGTTAAAGAAGCTGCAGCAACTGGTGTTACAGTTTGTATGTCGTTAGTTATAAAATCAGGTTGATTTCCGTATTGTCCCATTATTTAATCTTTTTTGTTTGTTATTTTTTTTGTTTTTTCCCAACTTCTTCCAACAAAATAAGCACCATAAACGGTTACTAAAAGTGTTTGGAATATTGGTATATATTCTTCTGATATTTTAAATTCACCTATATTACCATGAAAAAAAGCACAAGCTGTAAATATTACTGTTAGGTATATTAAGACCATGTATATTAAGACCATAGGGCGTATATTTTTAGATAATTTACTATCTGATGCCATGTCCGCTTGCCACCTTGCTGTAACTTGCTCTTGTGCTTCTTTGTCGGCTTTTTCTAATATTTCTGTAATAAGACGCTGAGCTTCAAGCTTTTCCTCTTTAGTTGTTGTAAGATTGTCTAAAACCTCGCCAACTTCTTTTATGACGGAACCTGTAAGCCATTGCCAAATTTTTTTCATAGCTATTTGCTTTTCATTGCTTTTAATATTGAATAATAAGTTTTACTCATAAAATAAGTGTGTTGAGCTAGAGAATTAGCTTCTGTATTAATTTTTTTATAAGCATCAGTTGAACCTTTAACAAGTTTAAGTTGATTTTGGTGAACTTCATTAATTAAAGAAATATTTTTAATAGCATCTTTAACTTCTTTAACGTATTCTTTTTGAGCCTCTATAATAGCTTTAGGATTGTATGGATCAGTTGCGCGTGACTCATCTA